TTGATTTACAACGACATTGAGTGGATGGAAGCAAATTGTATTTTTGTTGAGCTGCACGAGCCTATTTTTCGTGCCAATACAGAGTAGAATTCGAAAAAACGTTCAACAAATCAGTAGTGACCGCGCCCAACCCCGCTTGAATAATATCCACAATGAAATAATCTCCCATGCCAAGCTTACTATCAACAGAATAGTAAGAGGACCCCATGGCTTGGCCTGACTCATCATCGTCATAGACGATGTTTTTGTTCATGGGGTGCCACATCTTCCGCTCGATAAGGGCACCGGAATTGTTACCGGTTCGGATGGTGAAAGTCTTGTCGTACTTGAGGGACACTCGTGACGTATCGATTGGGGCGAGAATTTGATCGTTCCAATCGACGTTGAATGTGCCCTTGAAGAGCAAGTTCTGCATTGCAGCCGAACTAGCAGGCATATTGTTTCGGTTGACATCGAACCACAAACGTTCCATACCGTTAGTGGTATCAACAAATGGCCGGTAGGGCTGGGTGGGGGTGTCGGCAGCGAGCGAGGTATTGAAGGCATTGCCGCCACGGATTGTGAAGCAGATTCGGCGGTGGAACCAGGGCGTCGACGAGTTCGTCTGGATGCGGAGGTGCTCGGAGAAGCCCCGCATGTAGCAGACTCGGGAAGTGCGTTCGGCATCGTTGAGAAAATAATTGGGATTGGAACCACCCTCGGTTAAATCCTGCGCGGTTGCCTGAAACACGAAGAAGGCGGTGTTACCGGCGGCCACGTAAGCCGTCCCGAGGCCGACTGTGGCTGAGCCCCCTGTCGTGCTTGTGTTTGTCCATGTCAACATCCCGTTCCTCTTCTTCCGACTGGTCACATTCAGAATCCTCTTCTTCGTCATCGGACGACGCGTCCTTCGATACGTGCGCGTCTTTTTCGTGGTTGTTCGCTTCCCCTTGTACGCGGGCTTGCGCCGGCTGACTCTTCGGGAGGAGCTCCGACGCCTTGTAGAACCCCGTGCGTACGCCATTGGGTTCAGCTGGGGCTGGGGAAACTGTTGAGGACTTGGCGTGCGGGGTAACGGTGAGTTGTTGAGAAGCCATGGACGACTGTAAGGTGAGGTGACGGGTATTTATAGCTGCGCTGTCACCCGTAACCTGGGCTATAATATTAGTTTGCCCAGGTTCCTCCGGGTGATATCACATGACTACTTTCGCATTCAACTCACGTTATGTCCTCCTCACTTACAGTCAGTCTGGCGACCTTTCTGAATGGGCCGTTCTTGACCATGTCTCATCTCTTGGAGCGGAGTGTATCATTGGACGAGAAGATCACGCTGATGGAGGCACTCACCTCCATGTTTTCTGCGATTTCGGACGAAAGAAGCAGTCCCGACGATCCGATCTGTTTGATGTCCAAGGCCACCACCCAAACATATCTCCATCTCGTGGACGTCCGCGCGAAGGTTGGGATTATGCAACAAAATACGGAGAAGTTGTTGCAGGGGGGTTGGAGAGGCCGGGCGGAGGTGGACTTCCTGCAGCTGCGCATAAGTGGGGCCAGATTGTCGGCGCGGAAAGTCGAGAGGAGTTTTTTGACTTGCTACGCCAGTTGGATCCAAAGACTCTCGTCACAAGATGGTCCGAGCTCAACCGATACGCCGATGCCGCCTACACTCGGGAGCATGAACCCTATGTGGGTCCCGCTGGGATCGTGTTTGAGCTTGGAATGGTACCTGAGCTGGTTGGATGGAGAAGAGAGCTTGCTCAGAATGATGGAGTAGGTAAGTGATCTTGTCCGTCGTGCCTTTGCATGCACGGCCCCTCCTCCCTTCGGTCGGTCCCCCGGAGGGGGGCTCGTGCATTGCTAGGCACTCGAGGACGCCTATTCACATTGGAACTAGGGGTATTTGAATTTATGCTGACTAAGCAAGGCAGATGTAAAAGCCTTGTGCTATTCGGAGCTAGTCGAACTGGCAAGACACTGTGGAGTCGAAGCTTGGGACCGCACGCCTATATTATGGGAATGCTGTCGGGACAAGTCCTCCAAAGGGATATGCCTAATGCGGAATACGCTGTGTTTGACGATATACGAGGAGGCATATCCATGTTTCCATCTTTCAAAGAGTGGTTTGGTGCTCAAAAAGTTGTCACCGTCAAAGCTCTATACCGTGATCCGATGCAGATGGAATGGGGTAAACCATGCATCTGGTTAGCGAACGCCGATCCTCGCGAGCAGCTCAAGGCAGACATCACTGACCGGACGCCCAAAGGGCGGGTGGATTTGATTTACAACGACATTGAGTGGATGGAAGCAAATTGTATTTTTGTTGAGCTGCACGAGCCTATTTTTCGTGCCAATACAGAGTAGAATTCGAAAAAACGTTCAACAAATCAGTAGTGAC